AATTAAACTCAACGGACGCATAAGTACTGATGTAATTTTGTTAAAGGTATACAAGTGAAAAAAATAATGGCCTATGGAGATAGTTTTGTTGCTCCGTATCTATTTGATCGTAGTCTAGGTTGGGTTCAACTTTTATCCGAAAAGTTAAATTTAGAAGTAGTCAACAAAGCAGTTCGTGCCAGTAGTGCAGAGTTTTGCATGAAAACGGTTTATAACGACATCGAGAATAATAACATCAACAATGGAGATATAATTATTTTATCATTGGCCAATCCAGGAAGGGTGCATTTTGAATTTCAAAATCAATTTCCGGAATCTGCAACATTTTATAGCTCAATGTTAATCGAATATCAGGATTTAAGTTTGCCTAGAAATATTTGGTTGAAAGAGAACAAAAATCATCTTGAATGGTATTTAACACAAATGGATCTAGATTTGATTAATATTAATCATTCTTGTTATGTACATGCAATAAAAAATTGTGCCGAAAACTTTCCTGATAGTGTGATAATATTGTTATCTGGATGGAAATTAGAAAAAGAAATTCCTTTGACTAATATCCCAAAGAACTTTTTATATTTAAAAACACCATTAATGGATATCTCCGGTTCAGAAATTAATGACTTTGTTTCTTATCTCCAATGGGTACGTAATAGTATAACAGATCCTAGAGTTAATCATTTTTCTAATCACAATCTTAAAGTGTTCGCTGATCTTATCTATGAATCAATCGAACAGTTGGATATAGGTATTGTATCTTTAGATAAGTTTGAGAAAAATATATTTCCTCAGTCATTGACATATGAAAATTATATGCATCATGTTAACCAAGGCAATTTAAATTACTTCGACGAAATTGCTGAAAATTTTAATAAAGTTAAAAGCTATCTTGATAAAAATAATCTCTAGAATACAATATACTCAAACTAAAATCTCCCGCTAAATATACATAACGGGAGATTTTTTATGAGTGTCAAAGACGATTTAGTTAAAGAAATAGAACTGCGCTTGGGCGGCGGTATGGTGGATGTAGAACTGGATTCTGCACACTACGATTTGGCTATTACAAAGTCTCTTCGTAAGTTCCGTCAGCGTAGCAGTAGAGCAGTTTCAGAAAAGTTTCTAAAATTAAACATACAACAAGAAGTACAAACATATCAGCTTCCATTAGAAGTGGTTAACATTCGTGATGTATTTCTACGTCATACAGGCGCCATGGGCATTAGCAGTACTGGTGTTGATTTTGAACCATTTAACACCATGTACTTGAGCAACATGTTATTGCAAAGTAACACCAACTTCTCAGGTTTATTAAACTACGAACTATATGCAGATCGTAGAGAACTACTGGCACGTATGTTTGGCGCTTACTGTACATTTACATTTAATCCCGGTGATCGCACATTGTTTATTCACCGTAAGTTTAGAGCAGACGATGAAATATATCTTTGGGCATTTGTACAAAAAGACGATGAAGATTTGTTAAATGATACATATGGCAGTCCGTGGATCAAAGATTATGCCATGGCACAGGCCAAATTTATCCTGGGCGAAGCTCGTAGTAAGTTCAGTACTATTGCAGGCCCACAAGGCGGTACAAGTTTAAATGGTGATAACTTAAAAGCAGAAGCACAGGCAGAAATTGAAAAATTAGAAGAAGACTTGAAACTATATGTAGACGGTTCAGATCCAATGGGATTTATTATAGGATAAAATTATGCGTATTAATGAAATAATGAACGAAACACAATTAAATGAATTGGACTTAAAAAAGTTAGCAGCCGCTGGAGCAATGAGTGCTGCCGCATTAGGTGCTCAAGGTAATCCATTGGTCGATCATCCCAGCGTGTTCGGACAACCAGGTCGTCCTGTTGCCAATTCTCCCATGCCTGCGATTTCTGATTCTGCTAGTAGAAACGAAGATGGAACGATTACCATTTCTTATAAAGGCAACGACTATCAAGCAATAATGTATAACAAAGACGAACTACAACCTAGACTTCCGCCCAATGCACAACTAATAATAATTCCCATGGCTCAATTGGGAATTAGAGGCCTGGGAAAATATATTGGTACAATAGTAGGCGATAAGATTTATATTCCAAAATGAACGAAGCAGATAAACTTAGAAAACTCGCAGGCATTGATAAGAATGCCGAAAGTCCTATCTCCGGCGAGATAGGCACAGACAAAGGTGAATACATGCGTAAGCATAACATTCGTCCTGGCACTGATGAATGGTTCAAGTTATGGTTTGCTAGGCCAAAACTAACTGGCGAAAATCCCACTCCTAAAAAATAAAAATATCATTGACAAATAGACGTTAATGCTATATACTATTAGCATGAATATATATTTAGACATGGATGATGTTGTAGCAGATTGGATGAAAACTGCTCGAGAAATGGTCCAACGTAACTGGGATTACGGACAGAGAATTCCAGACAGTGACTGGAAAAAACTACAGACACGCCAACGATTCTATCGAGATTTGCCTAAAAAACAGGGTGCAGATGAACTAGTACAATGGTGCCGAGACCACAGAGATCGAACTGGCTGTGGTCTATTCTTTCTAACAGCACTGCCACACGATTACACAATGCCCTATGCTGCCAATGATAAAGTATGGTGGGCGCACGAACGTTATCCCGACATTACTGTGTTTTTCGGACCATTTAGTCAAGACAAGTGGCGCCATTGTCGAGAGGGCGATGTCTTAATCGACGACAGAACAAGTAACTGTGAAGAATGGCGTAATGCCGGCGGGTTATCGCATATATACAAACAATGGCCCGAATGTAAAATTTGGTTAGAGGAGACATTAAAATGATTATCGGAGTATGTGGTTTTATTGGCAGTGGTAAAGATACTATTGCAGACTATCTAGTTAACATTCATGGTTTTCGTCGTGAAAGTTTTGCCAACACATTAAAAGATGCTGTATCCGCAGTATTTGGCTGGGATCGAATCTTACTTGAAGGACGTACTAAAGAAGCACGTGAATGGCGAGAACAAGTCGATCCTTGGTGGAGTGAACGTCTAAATATGCCTAATCTAACTCCTCGCTTAGTACTTCAGCTATGGGGCACGGAAGTGTGCAGGCGAGGCTTTCATGATGATATTTGGATTGCCAGTGTAGAAAATAAATTACGTAGAACCAAAGATAACATCATTATCAGCGATTGTCGTTTCCCCAATGAAATTAAAAGTATTAAGCAAGCAGGTGGTGTCATTGTTTGTGTTAACCGCGGAGAGCTACCCAGCTGGCATATTATGGCCGCTAAGGCAAATGAAGGAGATTTATTTGCCGCTGAGAAACTCAAAGCATTAGGTGTTCATGCCAGTGAAACAGCTTGGGTGGGTACCAAGTTTGATTATGTGTTAGATAACAATTCCACATTAGATTCGTTGTTTAATCAAGTAGAACTAGTGGTGCAACCTGAGACTGAGAAAATGTGAATTCCGCTAAATAGCCTGGTTTCCTTGAAAAGTTATAAATAAGTATAACTCATAAGGAGAACAACATGGCTACATTAGTATCCCCAGGCGTTGCAGTTAGTGTTACAGACGAAAGCCAATACGGTTCAGCAGGACAAGGCACAGTACCATTAATTATATTAGCCACAGAATCAAACAAACCAAATGTAAGTGGTAAAGGTTATGCATCAGGCACACAGAGCATTAACTCTGCCAAGCCTTACTTATTAACTAGTCAGCGAGAACTAGTAGAATTATTTGGTCAACCAAAGTTTAAAACAGTAGACGGTACTCCAATTCACGGAGCAGAAACAAATGAATATGGCTTGATGGCAGCTTACAGCTATCTAGGACTTGCTAACCGTGCTTATGTTTTAAGAGCCGACATAGACTTATCACAATTAGAACCAAGCGATACAGAGCCAACAGGCGAACCCGACAACGGTACATACTGGTTTGACTTGAGTAATACAACTTGGGGTATTTTTGAAGCAACAGCAATAGGCAAAAATAACTGGGTTCCAAAAACACCATTGATTGTTACAGATCTTGAAGATACTTTAAATGGTGCAGGTCTAGTTCCTGATGTCAGCATTGGCAATAACGGCCAATATGCAATAATTGCAACATCAGCCGTTGTTAATTATCAAGCATATAAAAAGATTGCCGGCGCATGGCAAATTTGTACAACAGCAAACACTGCAATACCTACAGTATTTGTAGCCGAACACTATAATATTCCAACTGCCACCGCAATTGGCGATATTTGGTTTAAAATAACAAGTCCGAATGCTGGTTTAAAACTTTCAGTTAAAAAATACAATTCCGCATTACAGCCTAGTTCCAGTCCTTGGACAGTACAAAGCGTACCAGTTTATACAGACGTGTCTGGCAGTGACGCAGTGGCCACTGCAGGTTTTGGCTCATCATTGACTACTGGCAAAATTTATGCAAAAACTGTATTAGGAACTGCTAATATAGAACTACGTTTATATACCAGCGGTAATTGGTATTCATTGAGTGAAATCGCCAGTGTGTCTGCTCCATCAGGCGAAGCCGCTGATAACACATTATGGTATAACACAAATCTAATAGCAGACTTGTATATTAAAACAAATGGAAAGTGGGAACCAATAAGCGGAGATGTTATCATCGACGCCAGTGCTCCTGGCGCTCCAAATACCAACGATGTTTGGATTGACAGCAGCGACATTGAAAACTATCCAGCAATTTATGTATGGGATGGTTCTACATGGGCATCACGTGATATCACAGATCAAACAACACCTGATGGCATATTGTTTGCTGATTTAACAATAACACCAAGTGATTCAGGAAATGGCGGCGGTGCAATTTTAGCTGACGATCAATCTCCTGATCCTTTGTTATTTCCAGATGGAATGATGTGTTGGAATACCATTGTTTCCACAGGTAATGTAAAACAATTTAATGCAACAACAGGTGTGTGGAATACATACAGTGGTAATAAGCAAGACGGTAGTCCGTTTATGTTGCGTAAAGCACAACGTCAAGCAGTTGTTCGTGCCATGCAGGCCGCAGTTACTGGCAGTGAATCACTGCGCGAAGAAATGACATATTTCACTTTAATTGCCGCTCCTGGATATCCAGAACTTTTAGATGAAATGATTTCATTGAATGTAGATCGTAAAGAAACAGCGTTTATTGTTGTTGATACTCCGTTCCGTTTAGCACCTCAAGGTCAAACTTTGATCAATTGGATGAGTGGTACAAATACCGATACAAATGGCGAAGATGGTTTAACAACTAATTCTAGCACAGCGGCAGCATATTATCCAAGTGGTCTTGCCACAGACCTAAGCGGCAATAATGTAGTTGTTCCTGCAAGTCATATTGTATTGCGTACTATGGCATATAACGATCAAGTTGCTTATCCTTGGTTTGCTCCTGCTGGTTTAACACGCGGTGTTGTAACCAATGCAAGTAACGTGGGTTACATCAATGCAGAAGGTGAATTTATTCCATTATCATTGACAACTGGTCAACGTGATACACTATACGGTGATGGTAGCAGAGTTGGTATTAACCCAATCGCACGTTTCCCTGGACAAGGTTTGTATGTGTTTGGTCAACGTACATTGCAAAGTTTCTCCAGCGCACTGGATCGTGTCAATGTTTCTCGCTTGCTTGCATATTTGCGTGAGAGATTTGATCCGTTGGCTCGTCCGTTTATCTTTGAACCTAACGATAAACTAACAAGAGCAAACGTTAAACAAGTTTTTGATGGTTTCCTAGGCGACTTATTAGCTAAACGTGCTATCTATGACTTTATTGTTGTCTGTGACGAAACAAACAACACACCTGCTAAAATTGACAGAAACGAACTTTGGATTGATATTGCGATTGAGCCAGTTAAAGCGGCTGAATTTATTTACATTCCAATCCGTGTAGTCAACACAGGCGAGTTATCTTAATGATAAATAACATAGCCAAAGGAGAATACACATGGCAGATTTAACACAATTTGGAGTTCCGACAACAGGTGGCAGCAACTCAATGGTAATGCCGAAACTTCAATATCGATTCAGAGTACAGCTATACAATTTTGGTCAAGGTAATGGTTCTACAGTATCATTGACACAGAACGTGGTAAGTGTGACTAGACCAAGTCTAACACATGATGAAGTGACATTGGATGCATATAACAGTAAAGTTTATCTTGCTGGTAAGCATACATGGGAACCAGTTACACTAACAGTTCGTGATGACATTAACAATACAGTTACTAAACAAATTGCAAGTCAATTACAAAAACAATTAAACCAAGGTCTACAAAGTGCTCCGATGGCCGGACGTGACTATAAGTTCGGCATGGTAATTGAACAGTTAGATGGCGGCAACACCGGTACTAATGGCCCAACAGTTTTAGAAACATGGAGCATGAACGGATGTTTCATCCAAAATGCCAACTACGGTGAAAACAATTATGCAACCAGTGATGTAATGCAGATTACATTGCAAATACGTTTTGATGCCGCAGATATTCATGGCACTGACGTCGGTGATGCATCAAGCAGAGGCGCATTGACTAGTGGTCCAATGGAAATTGGAGCTGGTAATCAAGCCACTTAAGGAGTAACATGGCGGCATTAACTGACGCTATGAAATGGTATAAATTAGGCGGGCTTAGAGCGGCCCGCCTAAAGTACTTGTTTCAAGTTCAATTTCATACTAGTAAATATTCAAGTCTTCCCTCTGGGGATATTTTTGATTCTATAAGGACGATTGAACTTCCTAAGTATAGTATTGAAACAGAAGTAGTCAACGCATGGAATGTTCGCCAACCTATTCCCACTAAAATAAACTTTGAACCTATTAGTATTTCTTTTACAGATACTATTGATAATAGATTTCAAAAGTTTATATCAGAATATATGAAGATTGTCAGTGGAAATTTTCAAAAAATAGATAAAAGTCTTCGCACAGAATTTGACAGCTTTGGTTTAAAATCCTTGGCAGCAAATGCAGATTGTCCTTTGGATAAAATTGTTATAACTAGATTTTATGGTGCAGACGACAGTAGAAATAATTTAAATAATAAAAGTACAGTGACATTATGGCGTCCTAAAATTGTTGATGTACAGCATGATACATTGGATTATTCTACCAGTGATGCAGTTACTTGGCAAATTGCTGTTAGGTACGAAAGCGTTACTTATGAAAATGAAAAAGAAGAAAATCCTGGACCAAAAACAGAAGCAAGAACGGCTGCAGAAGTTCAAGCTAGCAGAGACCTCGGCAACTTCAATGGATAAAATATGGCAATAGAAATTTCACAATACGATATTATCTATGGTAGATTACTGAGTTTACGTGTGAATGTCGAACATGCCAAAGAACTGGCAAAAACGTTATATCAAATATCAAAAGATTTAAACATCGGCATCAATGAACTTTTAAAGTATGTAACCAGCGATGGTTTGAGATTTGAAAATGAAATCTACCAACAATTAAATAACGCAAGAACAAATAGCAGTCAAATTGGTTTCTTGGATCAAAATAATTTACCAAGTTCTATATCACAGCAGGTGGTATAATGGCCTACAACTTTACACAGGGATTCTTTACTCCTACTAACCCCAGCAAGTATATAGGCAGTAACAGTCCCAAGTATCGTAGCAGTTGGGAATTAACAGTGATGAGATTCTGTGACAATCATCCTGCGGTCATAGGATGGGCCAGCGAAAGTCTACGCATACCATATCGCAATCCCTTTACTGGTAAAGATACAACATACTATCCTGACTTTTTAATCACTTATCAAGACAAAGCAGGCAATAAGATCAGTGAGATCATAGAAGTCAAACCTCGTAAACAAGCAAGACTAGACGAAGCGAACTCACAGCAGGAAAAAGCCGCAGTAGTGTTAAATATGGCCAAGTGGGAAGCATGTAGAGCTTGGTGCCAAAGACATGGTATGAAGTTTAGAATACTCACTGAAGAAGATATATATAATAACTGGCAACCAAGAACCGCTGCCAAAAGAACGAAAAAACGATGACTAAAAAACTTGAAGATTTTTTTAATGTAGATGCTACAGAATCTGACTCAGAAGATCAGATTCCTTTAATCACTGAAGAACCCGTGCCTATAGAAACAACCATAGCATTAGTTCATGAACAACTGACTATAGCAGATAGAATTGATCAAGCACTGCCAACAGTTAGAGGCTTGGACACAGAAGACAGAGATTTAGATGAATACGCTGATCGTGCCATGGAAAGTTTTGAACGATTAATGGATCTTGGCTACAACATGGATGATAGAAACGCTGGTAAAGTATTTGAAGTTGCCAGTACTATGATGAATAATGCTATTACTGCTAAAACAGCTAAACTAGACAAGAAGCTAAAGATGATTGATCTACAGTTAAAGGCAGCTAAACTAGCACA